TGTCCATACTCACGGAAGGTGACGGCCAGGCGGTACTTCAGGCCATTGCTGACAAGATTGGCAATGAAAATGTGAGCGCTGCGGTAATCGCGGCACAGGTTCGCACCGAACTAACACCAGAGCTTGCACGTATTGATGTGGCGAGTTCTACCCTGGCAACCGCTGATAATCTGGTAATCGTCAACGACGGCGTGAAGCTGGCAAGTTTGCTGATTCCACACTCAACCGATTTAGCATAAAATACACCTATGAACCCATCAGACATAGACGCGCTAGTCAATATTGTCCGCGACGCAATTGACACCCGGATAAACTCAACCCGATCAGAGCTTGAATCCAACATTGGCAAAGCATTAGCCGGGATAAAAACCCAAGCCGAATCGCTCGCTGAGTTTCGAGGCCAGGTTAAGGCCTTTGAGCCTCCTAAAGACGGGCGGGATGCTACCCCCGATATGGTGGCCGATGCTGTGCAGAAATTCATGGCTGCTAACCCGGTCAAGATACCTGACGCACCTGCACCACTATCACCAACAGATAGCCAAATCAGCGAAGCGGTGACAAAGCACATGCAAGCCAATCCGGTCACTGTGCCGGAACCGCTTGCACCTAGTTCTGACATGATTGCCGAAGCCGTGGCCAAGTACATGGCGGCTAACCCAGTCACCGTACCAACAGCACCCGAAGCACTCGCACCCACGGAAGCCCAGCTAGATGATGCGGTGGCAAAGCACTTTGAAGGCTTCGAGGTAAACGTACCCGACCCAACGCCTGAAAGTATCGAGAGCGCAGTTCAAAAGTACCTCGCGATCAACCCTGTGAAAGTACCTGACGCGCCCAAGGCATTGGAGCCTACCTCAGAGCAGTTAGCTCAAGCGGTAGACAAGCACCTTGCATCAAACCCGCCTGCTAATGGTGCGCGGGGCTTGGATGCGTTGGAGATTGTCATTCTGCCAAGCATCAATACCGACCGACGATATGCCAAGGGAACATACGCACGTTGGGGTGGCGGTGTCATTCGTGCCCTGCGTGATACAGAGCCAGGCGAACCCATGTCTACGGGATGCTGGGATGTGGTAATCGACGGCGTGAAAGCAATCGAGGTTCACTCATTAGGCGGCTCTGAGTTCGCGGTGAAATCTATCCTGACTGGCGGGGCTTCGCACATCACCAAGATGGCCGCACCTACGTTTGACGATTCATACAAAGACGTGTGGAAAGAATCTGCAGGCGAATACAAGCGTGGCGACATCGTGACCCATAAGGGAAGTGTGTGGCTGGCTAAATCTTCCACAATCGAACGCCCTGGAATTGGCGAAGGTTGGAAACTGATCGTAAAAGCAGGCCGCGACGGTAAAGACTTATCAGTCGTGAAACTTGACCGCCCCGCAACCTACAAGCTAGGTTAATCATGCTTAAAGTCACATCTACCACAGGCACAGAGCCGATTGACCTTGTAACTGCAAAACTGCATTTAAGGGTTGACGATACCTATGAAGATGCGTTGATCACTGAGTACATATCGGCGGCACGGTCACATTGTGAGCGGTTCACCGGGCTGTCATTCATTGAACAAACAATCTCCTACCATACCGAATTAGTAGACGCTACATCACACCGGGTCATTCTCCCTATTGGCCCAGCGGTGTCGGTTCAATCCGTAACCGACGATACCGGAGAAACTATCACGGCCACATGGGTTACAACCGCATGCCCCACCGTCTTGACATTCTCAGGCGCGTCTGACGGTGTAACGATAGCCTATACCACCGACGCAACTATGGTGACTAGCGATATAAAAACTGCCATGCTTATGCTCTTACATCAAATGTATGAGAGCCGTGGCATGGTAGATGGTGAAGCGGTTTACCGGGTGGAAGAAGCCTATTTGCGAAACCATCGCGTATTGTTTGGGTCGTCATGAAAAAGCAGACTTATTGGATGATCGGCGTTCTTTTGGATGATTCCAATTGGATGGCTGAAGGATTATTTCTTTCGGAACTTGGCGCGGCTTCCGCTTGCAGAGTTGATCAATTCATTGTTGAGGTAGAGTTGGGTATGTTTCCAAAAACAGCACTTGATGCAATCAAGTTGTATTGGCCAAAAAAGGAAACATGGGAAACCAGCACACTTTACAAACATCGCAATAAGGTAGCCTGATGGACGCTGGCAAACTTGACCGTCGTGTCACTCTGCGAAGTAAAGCAACCGTGCAAGATGCCTACGGTGGCGAGACTGTCACATGGGTGGATATCACTACAGTGTCCGCTAGAAAGCTATCCAGCAAGGGTAAAGAATTCCACTCTGGTGGGTTGATACTTTCGTCTGGCATGGTGGGTATCCAGATTCGTCGCACGCCTACCGTATCAGTAGTTACTCAGTTGGATGTTTTCGTCTTGGATGGCGTGACCTACAACATCAAGTCGATTGATGAAGTTGGGCGCAAGGACTATCTCACCATCATGGGCGAAGCTGGGGTAAACGATGGCTAACAAGTTCGATATATCCGGCCTGAAAGAATTGCAACTTGCTATGAGTCGACTTAGCGGCGACATGGCTGGAAAGATTGCCCGTCAAGCTACGGCAGCGGCGGCGGGTATTGTTAGAAAAGCAGCGAGGAATAACGCGCCCGTAGACTCTGGAAACCTCAAGGCCGCGATTGTTATGAAGCGCAAACGTGATACGAATCTAACCGAAGAGTACAACGTCGCAATTCGGGCGGGTAAGAAGTCTGACGTAAAGAACGCAAAGGCCGGAACAGGAAAGCTAGGCAAAGATGCACACTATGGGCGGTTTGTGGAGTTTGGCACTGTCAAAATGCCACCCCGTCCATTCCTAGCCCCCGCACTATCTGACAACATTCAACCAGCGACGGATGCAATGAAGCAACGTCTCACGGCCAGACTACAGAAAGCGGGTGCATTGTGAGCGCATACTTTACTGAGATTGTCACCATCCTTTCGCCATTGGTTTCTAATCGTGTTTACCCGGTGACGTTCCCGCAAGCACCAGCCGTTCCCGTGTGGCCTGCTATTCGCTACACACCAACAGGCGGTGCGGTGCAGTCCACGAGCTGCGGGGATGCGAATGACCCAGATATCTCAATTCAAATAGATGTTGTCGCTACTACATTCGGGGCCGCTATCACTTTGACCGAATCAGTCAAGACGGCTTTTAATACTTTCTCAGTCCCAGCGGTGTTGGATGCTTATCCAATATTCGATTACGACCAAGAAACAAAGACTCACCGCGCCATTCTGCAGTACACCATTGCGGGATCAAGCGTGTGAGGTTAAAATCAATCAATTTTTTAGGAGTTCTCTATGTCAAAAGGTAATACCACGAAGTTCTATGGGACTACGTTTCAAGCCGTTAGCGCATACGCTGCTGGCGTGGCCCTCACAGGTCTGACCAACGCATCGCCTGCGGTTGCAACTTCGGTTGCGCACGGTCTTACCTCTAACGATATTGTCAAGATTGCCGCAGTAGTTGGCTTGACTGACTTGAACGGCAAAAACTACGTTGTCAACGTGCTGACCGTGGACACATTCGAGCTATTGGGCACTGATACAACTAACGCCGATACCTACACCAGCGGCGGCACATTCGCAACAGCTACTTTGTCGGCCACCTGCCAGATGACCGGCTCCACTCACGGTAGCGGTTCCACATCCGAGATTACTACCGAAACGAACTGCGGTATCTCTAAAGACTTTGGCGCACCGGACGATGGTCAAGCTACATTCAATTTCAACTATGCACCTGCGACATTTATCACAGCATTGGAAGACAGCCGCACTGGTGTGTCTGAAATTGCAGTTGTCACGACTCTGCCATCTAGCGCAGGCATTATGGTTGACATTGGCGTGGTGGTGTCAGTTAGCCGCGACGGCTCTGCTGGCGGTGTGTGGACTGGCTCTGCTACTCTTACCCGCACTCAGGCTCGCGTAGATATCGAGGTCTAATAATGTTTGATGCCGCTAAATTCATTGAAGCGGCTCGCGCTGCTTCTAAGTCGAAACCCGTAGCCATCACACTCCCGACAATTGGCGCTGCTTTCAAAAAGAAGCTAACAGTATCAGATATTGAACACGCCGGGGCTGTACGGGAGAAACTCTCAAGCGCTGGCAAACTTGACCGCAGTATGAGTATCGCGGTTGGGTTGGCTCAGTCGATTTGTGGCCCTGATGGTTCGTGCGTGTTTGACGTGGATAATTCCGACCACTTGGAGATCCTCGCGGCATTGCCTTGGGAGTCTGTGCGCGGATTGATGGCGGATGATGAAGCGGGAAACGCCTAACACCCCTGCGCGAATATCTCATTGATTTGAGCTTCTCGCTGGGGTTGCCGTTAGATGTGTTGAGGGATATGAGTGCCGATGATTTGGCACTCTATCAACAGTACACAATGAAGCGAGGTTTTCCAGGGCGTAAGGTGGAATTGCTACTAGCCCAGGTTAGTCAGATAATGGCGCAGACGATGGGCGGTGCAAAGAATACCAAGCTGTCAGACTTCCTATTTGACCCTGCACCAGAGTTAGAAGAACCCAAAGAAATGACGGTCGAGGAAATAAGAGCGCTACACGGCTTCAAACCAAGAAAGAAAAAGAATGGCTAACAACTTAGGCTCACTAGTCGTATCTCTTGGCCTTGACGCTGGCGAGTTCACCCGTGGATTGACTAAGGCCGAATATCAAGCGCAACAGTTTGCAAAGAACTTAGAGCGCGGGATTGAAGCGGCTCGCATTGCTGCGATTGGTTCAATGGCCGCTATTGGTGGCGCTGTGTTGGCTCTTGATCAACAACTCCAAAACATCGCAGGGTTTCAAGACCTAGCCGACAAGATTGGTGACACCGCCCAAGAGGTTGCAAGCCTACAACTTGCCGCTGATGTGTCCGGGGTTAGTATTGACAACATCGCAAGCGCAAGCGTGAAACTCACGACAGCTTTGAGTAAGTTGGGCGATGAAGGCGAAGGCGCTGGGAAGGCACTGACCGCTATTGGCCTTGACCTAGATTCATTCAAGCAACTATCCCCCGTGGCACAGATTGACGCTGTAGCCCAGGCCTTCGCAGGATTTGAAGACGGTGCTAGCAAGACGGCGGTGGCGGTTGCTTTGTTTGGGAAAAGTGGCGCTGATTTAATACCATTGTTCAATGACCTGGCCGAGCAGGGTGGGCGACAAGTCACGCTCACGACTGCGCAGATTACCGCTGCGGATGATTACAGCAAAGCCCTTGCACGATTGACTAGCGAGGTGCGTACTGTTGTAGCTGTCACGGCTGCTGATGCGGCACCTGCTATGACTGCTATGGTCAAAATCTTGCAGGACGTAAAAGACTACGCTACCGATAGCGCGGGAGGTTTTAGCCTGCTGACGTTTGCGCTTGACGTGGCAAAAGTAGCCATGCAAACCATCGTAATCATTGGCTCCGAGGTTGCGTTTGTATTCAAGCGGACAGGCATTGAAATTGGCGGTATAGCGGCTCAATTGGCTGCATTGTCAACATTGGACATGGATGGTTTTAATGCTATCAGCGAGGCCATAAAGGAAGATTCAGACCGTGCGCGTAAAGAGTTGGACGCATTCCAAAAGAGTATTTTTTCCACACCACCCGCGCAGGCAAGCTACAGCAATGAAGGCGGTCTAGCTGCGCGTAAAAAGACACTTGCCTTTGATGGCTCAACGGGTGGCGGCTCAGGAACTCCAAAGCAATCCGAATATGACAAGGCTATTGAAGGCATACAACGTCAAGAAAAAGCGCTGAAGCAATTATCAGCAGAGGAAACCGCGCTTGAGGATATTCGCTCCGGTAGGTTTGGAAAAATCACCCAACAGCAACAGGACAAACTCATATTCTTGGCGCGGCTATCTGATTCAAATAAAGCCGTAGCTGAAATAGCAAAAGCCACCGAAGCCGCTGAGGTAGCAGGCAGCAAGCGCATCCGTGCTGAAAAAGAGCAACAGATTGAGATTGGAAAGCGTTTAGCAGAATCATTGGCTACACCCGCTGAAATATTGGCAGCAAAAGAAGAAGCCCTGCAAAAACAGTTAGACGCTGGTTATATAACCCAAGACACCTACCACCGGGCACGCATCAAGAACAACAACGAATACAGCGCGGCGCTGGAAAAGACCACCGAGGCAGGTCGTAGGCTTACCGAATCGCTATTCACACCAGCCGACAAACTAGCCAAGCGCGAGGAAGAATATCAGCGCCTGTTAGATGCGAACGAGATCAAACGAGAAACCTACGACGCTGCAAAGAAAAAGAGCATCCAAGAATATCTTGACGATATGGACAAGGCATCCGGCAAAACAAAAGAAGCAAAAAGCCTGGCAAACGAATTGGGGCTGACGTTTCAATCAGCCTTTGAGGATGCGATTGTGGGTGGTAAAGGTTTGAGCGAAGTTTTCAAAGGACTGGAAAAAGACATTGCCAGGGTGTTGATTCGCAAACAAGTAACCGAGCCTTTTACTAAGGCGGTTTCAGGTTTGGACATTGGCGGTATGGTTAGCAAGCTGTTTAGCGGGTTTGGTGGCGGTATTGCACCAGGCACGGCTGGATCTGCTGGCCCGTTATCATCATTCGCAGGCGGTGGATACACTGGCGACGGGGCACGCTCTGGCGGCATGGATGGGCAGGGCGGTTACTTAGCCATGCTACACCCCCAGGAGAGCGTTGTAGACCATGCAAAAGGGCAGACTATGGGCGGTGGCACTTCGATCAATCAGAGCATCACAATCGACGCTCGCGGGGCTGACGCAGGGGTGACCGAACGTATAATCCAAGCCATGCGTCAAACCAAAGCCGAAACCCTAGCAGCCGTACAGGCTCAAGCTAATCGCGGCGGTTCATTCGCTCGTGCGGTGGGCCGAGCCTAATGACTGACTTTACTACTGCTGGGGTAAGCATCTACAAGTGGCCCACCACCATCCGGCCATCCGAAGTAACCCTACACCTCAAATTTAATACTGGGTCATTCACCAGTCCATTCACCCGCACCACCCAGACTATCGAATGGGCGGGTGCCTTGTTTGATTTGTCGGCAAACTTTCCTCCATTGCGCTCTGACTCTGCGAACACTATGCGGGCTTTCTTTGCATCGCTAAGGGGTAGGGCAGGAAGATTCTATTTCGGCGCTTACCCATGCCGATACAGCCCTGCAAGCATGTACGCCAGCGAACGTACGACTGTTATCCCGCTGAGTGCTGACACCATCACCATCACGGCTGACAATACAACACACACAGCGGACGAAACCACGGTGGGCATGGAGTCATTGTTCACGGTTACCAGCTCTACAAGCACCACTATCGTAGGGACTTTATGGCTAAATTCAAACAAGTACCCGTTTGAGGTTGGTAGCTATTTCAGCTTTGACGATTCTCGCGGTTGGCGACACTTGCACATTGTCACGGCTATGACCGCAGCTAGTGGGGTGACTACACTCACCGTAGAGCCTCCAATGCGCTCGCTTCCTACATCGTCAACCCCGATTCACATCCATCAGCCTTCGGGTATTTTCATGATGATGGATGACGGGCAGGGTTCCATGACGCAGAGCATGGGGAAGTTCAATTTCACATTGTCTGCTATTCAATCTCACCCACTTGAGGTGACCACTTGACCCGCGACGTATCGACCGACCTAATAACAGCATCGCAAGCGGCAATCGTTCGCCCGTTTATGGCGGTTGACATGGATTACCCAGACGGCGCGGTGAGGGTGTGTAGCCTTGACCGTGCCGTTACCTTTGGTGGCTATGATTGGCACGCTGTAGGTGCATTGGGGGCGGTGTCTCAAGTTGAGGAAGGCTCTGAGAATCGAAGCTACGGTTTCAGTATTTCAGTTTCTGGTGTGCCTGGTAGCTTTAATGAGTATCTGAGAACCCAAGACGTGCAGGGCCGATTGGTCACGGTGTATCTAGGGTTTGTCAGCGCTGATTACTCCATTATTGGCTATGACATTGTGACCGTTGGGCGTATGGACACCCAGGACGTGCAGGCTGGGCAAACCACATCCGTAACAGTTCAATGCGAATCTATCCAAGTGGATTGGGAGCGACCACGGGTTAGAAGGTGTACGGATGCAGACCATCGCTCCAGATACTCGACGGATGGATTTTTTCAGTATGTCGCGGCTTTGCAGAACCTAGATTTACGCTGGGGCAAATAGCAAAATGTGCGAAAATATCGACATGCACATAGCCGCATTGATGTACAAACACAAACGCACCGAGTTTCAATGGGGCGTGTTTGACTGTAGCCAATTCGCGGTAGAAGCTATGCAAACATTGCACGGTTTCACTATTTCACTTGGTAACTATTCCACACAGCAATGCGCTCGCAAGATATTCAAACAGCGCGGCGGCACTTTTACGGATGCTCTCAAGGGGTTTGGGCTGATTGAAAAACCCGCATCACTTGCCATGCGTGGCGACTTAGTTACTGTTAAAAACGATGATGCTTGGGGCGCTGCGGTGGCCCTAGTAGTTGGGTTGAGTGCGGTGTGCCCTGCGAACATTGGTTTGAAGTCTGTAGCCCGTGATCGTTGGTTATCCGCTTGGAGCGTGCCATGCCAGTCTTAGCCGTAGCTGCTGCGTCAACGTGGGCGGCTGGCGCTGCTACTGCTGCTGTTGTGGGGGCTGGGTATGTTGTAGCTGGCGGGTTTGGTGCTGCGCTTGTAGGTGTTGCAGCTGCTACCGTTACCAGTACGGTGCTGGGCAATGTTATAGGCGGTGGTGGTGGTGGGAATAGTGGTGGCGGTAATGCAGGTGCAGTAGCTGGCCCACAGGTCACAAACACCAGCGTCAGGCAGGCTGCGGCTTCCAGGCGCTTGCTTTATGGAACCGTGAAAGCGGGAGGCATATTGGTCTACCCTGCTCAGTCTGCGGATGGTGATTACGCATCGTTGGTTGTGTATCTAGGCGAAGGCCCGATTGATGGCGTGGAGACTGTATTCTGGGTGGGTGACGAATTAAGCACAGACCCAAAGTTCACCGGGCTACTCACTCTCACAACGTACACCGGAGCTACAGGACAAACCGCAGACGCTAACCTGATCACAGACTCCAATGGCGAGTGGACAACTACCGACGTAGGCAACGGGGTGGCTTATGCGATTGTCAAATATAAATGGGACAGAAACGCCTTTTCTCGTGGTTTAGTATTCCCCGCGTTTACCGTACGAGGAAGAACACTCTATGACCCGCGCACCACACTGACAACGTACAGCGCTAACCCCGCTCTTGCGATGTTGGATTACATCCGCAGCGAGTACGGTTATGCCGCGCCTGATTCGTGGATTGACTTCGATAGTTTCTCTGCTGCGGCTTCTATTTGCGATGAGGTGCTAGACAGTACCGACTTAGACAACGTGGTCAACTCAGTCGCAGGTAAGGTTCTCAGATACCAGGTAAACGGCGTGTTTGAAGTGGGAACATCCCCATCAGTAGTAGTAGAGCAACTTTCTGCCTGTTGTGCTGGCAAGCTAGTTTTTAGCGGCGGCAAGTATCGTTTCTTTGTTGGTGCATATCGAGTGCCTACCGGGGAGACTTTAACGTCTGAGTACCTTCGTGCTGACCCGGTTTATAGAACACACCCTGGAAGACAACAACGAATCAACACAGTCCGGGCTACTTACCGCGAACCCAAACAAGAATGGCAGACTGCGGATATTCCACAATATCAACTCGCGGATTCTGTGATTGATGAAGACGGTGAGATTGTCCAAAGTATCGACTTCCCCGCAGTAACGATAGGCGCACAGGCTCAAAGGTTGGCACTGTTAGCTATGCGTCAATCGCGATCTGCCGTCCCGTTACAACTGCAATGCAACTATGCTGCGTTTCAATGGAGACTATGGGACACGGTGACCGTCTACCTTCCAGACATAGGCGCGGATGGTGTATTCCTAATCGCGGGTTATTCCTTTGCTTCGGACGGCGGTATTGACCTTTCACTGATTCCACACCTTGCAACTGATTACGCTTGGACTTACACCACTGACGAAACCACCCCCACTACTGCGGTTATTCCAAACTTCAACCGCACACCTCCCGCCGTTACGGGATTAGTTGTAACGGGTGGGTTTTTGGATAGTGGCGAAGTAAGTCAACCCGTACTCGCTGCAGCGTGGACTGCCACAACCTTTGCGACTATCTCCCACTATGAACTGCAGTGGAAATTGTCCAGCGTTACGGATTACACCAACTCAGGAACGGTTACGACTCTCGAATGGTATCGGGCGGTAGACATTGGGTTTGCTTACGACTTCAGGGTTAGGGTAGTAGCCCAAGATGGACAAGTCGGTGCGTGGACTGAGGAGACTTCCATTATGGTGAACGTGGACTCTACCCCGCCCGGCGTGCCTACTGGTATGAGCGTAACCCACCATGCAGTCGGTGTTCATAACGACACAGTGGAATGGACTACACCTTCGGATTTGGACTTTTCACGCTCTCGGGTGTATGTCAACACGATCAACGATTCTGTGACAGCGACCGAGATTGCAGAGATATTCGGCCTACCTTCAACCCAGTACAGCACAACGTATTCACACGACGATTTAGTGGATCATTATTACTGGGTTCAATCGGTGGACAGAGTTGGAAATACTAGCGCTCGCACTTACGCGGGTGGTGTTTGATTTAAAGGAAGAAAAATGACTGACGTAATCAATATTGGTACAACGGACAACGATGGCACGGGGGACACCTTACGTGCTGCGTTTACTCAAATCAATGAACGCTTCAACACCATCGCAGGTGCACTGACAGGCGGTGACGCATGGGCATCCGGCGTTACTTACACGGCTACACCCGTAAGAAACTGGGTGATCGAATCCGGCAATGCGTATGTCTGCGCGGTCAATCACGTCAGCGGTGCAACCTTTGCAGGTGATTTTTCTGGTGGTAAGTGGCTCGCGGTTGACACTGCTCAATTGAGCGCTGATCTTGCATCGTCTTCAGGTGCTGGTATGGTTGGGTTTTCACCTACAGGGACTATTTCATCCACTACGGTTCAAGCTGCTATTGCTGAACTGAGCACCGAACTCACCGCAGCTAGCGACGCATCAGGCATTACCTACACCCCCGCTGGCACTGGTGCGGTTGCTACTACGGTGCAACGAAAACTACGTGAACGCGCGAGTGTTGCAGATAAATTAAGCACAGACACACCAACGTCATCTGAAGTTCTCACTGCGTTGCAAGCTGCTATCGACACTGGCGCACGAAAAATCTACATCACGCAAGATTACACAATCAACGGGGGCGTAAATTTAGCAGCGAACCAGACGATTGATTTTGATGGCGGATCGTTAACCGTAGATGCGGGGACGGTTGCGGCAAACGGTATTATGTATGGAAACGCAAAAGCTAATATAAAAATTATTGACCCAGTTATTGATGCTTCTGCAACTGCTGGTATTGGTGGCATCAATCTGGTTGATTGCCCTAGCGCTCGTGTAAATGATGGTTATGTGACAAAGTGCAACCTAAATTTACAGGCATCCAGCACATCAACTCGTATGGGCTACAAGGTGCGCGGTACTGTGGTGGATATGGATGGCTGGGTTACCGCTTCGGGCGTCTACTTATCAGCCGTCAAAGGTGCGAATCTTACCGACATTGAGGTCTTTGGAGGCAAAGAAGGATTCGGCGTCTACAACGGGTGCACCAACATTAAGCATTCAGACTGCGAGAGTTACGGTCACACACAAGATGGCTTTGTTATTATTGCTGGGACACACATTCAATACTCTGGTTGTATGGCCTATTCGAATGGGCAGTCTGGATTTACCACGCAACGCCAAACTGCCAGTACAGACACTTTAAAAGTTTCCTATTCTGGTTGCCACGCTTACTCAAATACTTATGACGGATTTGATCTGCGGGGGGCAAATTCAACCCCATTTAATGTTGATATTCTCATAACCGCAGTTGCTTGCCACTCTTATTTCAACGGTAGCTCCGGTTTTTATGTGGTTAACGCCGAGGGCACAGCAATTGTTGGATGTGTTGCTGGTAACAATGGATTTGCTGGGTTTTTTATCAATGGGTCCGCAGGTTCTCAAGTGGTGGGATGCAGATCGGCATCAAACGGGAGCGTAGAGCCTGTGGCTGAACGCAAGGCTGGCATTTTGGTTGCAGATTGCGCCAACGTGTCGGTGTCTGGATGTATTTCCAGTAATTCAAATGGAGCAACTCAAGACTACGGTGTTTCCTTCATTGGGGCATCCACAGTAGATTGCTCAGTGGTAGGTGGCTATTATCAAAACAACACAGTTGCCCCAATGCTTCTTGGCCCGTCAGGTGCGGCTGCTTATGTGAGCGCATCTGCTATGCAGACTACTGGAAGTGTGTGGGTAAATACCATCACAGCAAATACTGGGGCCTATGACGAAACTGGATTCGGGGCACCTGCCCACACTAGGCCAAAGGGGTCTTTGTTTAGACGCACAGATGGGGGCAGCGGTGAAGTCTACGTATCAAATGGTGCAGGATCTTGGACGGGTATATGACCTACCCTCTAACATTTTTTGTAAAATCCCTCCCGCTTAATGTTGGCGGTTGCGCCAATGGGCCAATAATCCGAATTCTGGACAAATACCGCCACGACGAAGGGCTGTACCGCCATGAACTGATGCACGTCAAGCAATGGTCAACCTTCGCATGGCTGTCCATTCCATTGGCTTACGCTCTGTATCACTTCGGCTACTTTGACTATATTGGTGTGGCCATTCTCCCAATGGCCCTACACAGCGCTCTATATCGGCTAATACCGCGCTATCGGTTGTGGGCTGAAGTATCGGCGTATAAAGAGCAGTCTAGGTTCTATCCCGATGATCGACGGGCGCTCTTTGCTGAGTTCATATCCATGTACTACGATTTGAAAATCACACCAGAGCAGGCGCTCAAACACTTGAAGGGCTAGCATGCAACTTTCGCAACACTTCACTTTAGCCGAGCTAACCAGGTCACCAACGGCGGCACGGCTTGGGATTGACAATGACCTTCCGCTTGATTTGTTAGGCGCTGCCAAACGCACTTGCGCAGGCTTGGAGCTTGTTCGTTCATTGTTGGGCGACAACCCAATCCGCATCAGTTCTGGCTATCGGTGTTTGGCATTGAATAGCGCCATAGGCTCGAAACCATCCAGTCAACACATCAAGGCCGAAGCCGTGGACTTTACTTGTCCTACTTTTGGTGATCCGCGCATGATTGTGAAAGCTATCGTGGCCAGCGGTATTCCCTTCCATCAAATAGCCCTTGAGCACTACGACGGAAGTGGCGGCGGGTGGTGTCATCTTTCATTTAGCGATACCAACATAAAGCAAGCGCTGATAATCGACCACGCAGGAACGAGGGCCTACGCATGAATCCATTAATTTTGGGGCCATTGTTTGACATTGGCAAAACACTTTTAGAGCGCTTCATTCCTGACCCCGAGAAAAAAGCTCAGGCAGAAATGGAGTTTGTACGCATGGCGGCTGACGGTGAATTAAAAACCATCATCGCGCAGCTCGAGATAAACGCGAAGGAAGCGGCGCACCCTTCGCTGTTCGTTGCTGGTGGTCGCCCGTTGTTTATGTGGATTGGTGGTTTTGGTTTTGGGTACGCTACCATCATTCAGCCAATCCTTACTTGGTACGCCAGAATAAAAGGATGGCCAGAGCCGCCAGATGTGAATAGTGATTTGTTATGGGTTGTAGTCACTGGACTATTGGGGATTGGTGGGTTACGCTCGGTGGAAAAGGTCAAGGGCGTAGCATCAAAATGACCCGTTGTTCGCGTAAAGCCCATGGTTTCAGCGAACTGCGCGCCAATCATCAATCATGGCGCGGAAGGCTTCAATTCCAACTTCATCTAGCTTTGCCCATTGTGATGCGTTCATTCTTATAGACCTGAGAACCAGTCGCTCAGAGTCTGGTTTTTTAGGTCGGCCTTTGGGTTTCTTTTGTTGTTCCATGGCGCAATTATACGTTACACAAAATATATTTGTTGTAGTCTGCTATTGTTGTGCTACAATATCAACCATGAACACGACAAAAACCCTCAAGCTACGCATCAAGGACAAGCACGCTGCTTTTCTGGGTAGCTTGGCGCGTGAGGTGAACACAGTGTTCAACTTTTGCAATGAAGTTTCAATGAAGGCCAGTAACCCGTACAACGGAAAACCAAAGTGGTTGTCTGGCTACGACCTTCAGAAGCTTGTATCCGGTGCAACAAAAGGCGACGATGGTTTCGGAATCCCCAGCCAGACCCTACAGCAAGTGTGCGAAGAATATGCAACCCGCAGGAAACA